GTAATCTCGGAGGAGCCGAACATTTGATAGGCTAGGTCTGCGGTCGTCTGGCCTTCGCTGTCGGCCTTGGACTTCGGCTTCCCGGTGTGGTGCATAAAGACGATGATGACGCCCGTCTCGTCGAGGATTGGCTGGATGACGTGGCGGAGGAAGGCGGAGGCCTCGGAGGTCTCGGAGAGGTCGCATCCCGAGTAGGCCATGAGAGGGTCGACGAAGACGATGTCGGCCCGGTGCTCGGTGATGAGGCGGCGCAGCACCTTGCCAAACTCGGGGCCGGTGGCGACGGACTCGCGGAAGATAGCCAGGTTGTCGGCGATGAGGCCGCGCTCAGCTGAGTCAAAGCCGAGGCCGTTGCAAATGTCCTGAAAGCTCTCGCTCATGTCCCCTAAATCGTTCTCGGCCTGTATGACCAGCGAGCGCAGGGGTCGCTCAACCTTGATGCCAAAGAAGTCCTTGCCGAGCGTCCACGACAGGCAGGCCTGCATGAGGAGGGCGGACTTGCCGGTGCCGGCCTGACCAGCGAGGACGAGGGAGGAGCCGCGGCATAGCCAGCGGTTCCCGATTAGGTTGTAGGGGTCAGCCTTGCGGTCGAAGGAGAGGAGGTTTGCGATGGGCATCCTTGCGGGGCCGTCCTTGCGCTTGGAGATGCCGGCGATGGACTTGAACTCGCCCTCGGCGTAGGCGAGGAGGGAGTCGGGGTCGGCGTTGCCATCGGCGACGGCCTTCTGGATGCGTAGATTGACCGAGGCTATTCTACGCAACCTAGCGGTGATCACGACCTGCTCGGCCCATGCGGGATTGGCCGCAGAGAAGCCGACGGCGGTCGTCATGTCGTTAACCGTGATATGGTCGGCCACGGCGCCGGCGTCGCGGAGGGCGGTCGTGACGGTTACCTCGTCGGGCGTGATGCCCTGGGCGGAGAGGTCGAGGAGGGTGGTGGCAATCTCCTGATGCTTAGGCTCGAAGAAGTCGGAGGGCATGATGCCCTCGGGGAAGGTTGCGCCGTCGCGGATCAGGCAGCCGAGGAAGTGGCGCTCGGCGTCGAGGTTAGAAGGTAGGGTCATGTGGGGGAAGGGGGTGATGCCCGCCCCCGTGCCTTGCGTCAAGACCTTTGCTTTTTGGACTTCTTACGAGCGGGGCCGTAATAGGGAGCACGGCGCACGAACTTGCCCGTATTGCGGCGCAGCTCGATGCGCTCGAGGATGCCGGCCTTGACGCCCTCGCCGAGGTAACGTTTGGCGCACGATCGTTTGCACTTCCATCGGGCTTCCCAGTAATCAATCGGATGGAAACCGGGCGGCGGCTGCTCGGCTTGCTTCTGGATCTCGGAGACGATGGCGTCGAGGATAGCGTCCTTGACCCGGTGGTTCGCGACTACGCTGGTGCCTTGGGCCATTAGGTGCGGGGGGTGAAGTGACGTAGGCCAGTCTGCCAGACCCAGCGCTTGCCGACCTTGTGGACGAGCCAAGCCTTCCAGTCGTCGCCGTCGACCCAGCCAGCCACGAAACCGGAGCCCCAGCGGGCGGTGGCTAGGCGGTGCGACGCGTACCCCATCGCTTCCTTCTGGCATAGGCATCCGGCGCTAAAGGCGTTCCCGCTGCCGTGCTGGGTTAGGGCGATGCTGGCGAGGGTGTGCGTGTGGCCGTGGACTAGGCCGCCACCGTGGACGGCGTAATGAAGGCCCTGTTTGACGGTGGCGTTCTCGCCGTGGGCGTAGCCGTGCACGAAGGCCATCTTGCCCAGGCGGTAAACCCCGAGGTCGGCGTGATAGGGGAGGATGACCTTTGCGCCCGCTTGCTTAGCCGTGCGGTTGATGGTGTCCTTGATGTCTTGGCAATAGTCGCGGATGAGGGCCGAGCTCGACGACGCGATCAGGTTGTCTAGGCGGTGTTCGTGATTGCCCCAGAGGTAGACGGTCGGCCGGAAGCGCTTGAGGAAGTCCATGCCGGCCTCGAGGTCGGCCTTGAGGGACTCGCCGCTTTCCGCGTCAGAGGTGCCGACGCCCCGGCGCAAGGCTCGGAAGTCGAAGTGATCGCCCCCGGCGATGCGGACGGTCGGCTTGTAGTCCTTGCAGAACTCCCAGAGGGCGGCGAGGGCCTCGGGGTCGGCCATGTCGCCGTGGCTGTCGGACGCGTAGACGAAGCGGATGGGCTCGCTCATACCTTTGCAAGCATCAGCCCGAGCTCGACGAGGCGGCGGTCGCGGTAAGCCCGGGCCTCGGCGATGTCCTGGGGCGCACGTTCCCAGAGGGCGACGCGGCGGCGGTTGATGCGAAAGTAAAGGACGCCGTTGATGCGGGACAGGTAGCAGTCGGGGTTTGTCGGCTTGGCAAAGGCGGTCTCCTCGCGGAGGCGGCCCACGGTGTGCTTCGGGCATTTGAGCAGCCAAGACGCGCGCTCGATAGTCAGCCCCATGCCGACGGCCCAGACGGCTTGCTCGCGGCTTAAAGTTTCCATGCGCGTGCCATGCGCCGCCCCTCGGCCATGATGTCGTTACGGCTGTTCTGTTTGAAGCAGAGTTCAACGTCGAAGTCCACCTCGGCCCGGAGATCTAAGATTGACCAGGCCTCCTCGTCGTTCGCGGGGAGGATGCCGGCGGTCGAGATGTGAACGGTGCGCAGGTTCCAGTTGTATTCCTCCATGATACGGCTGACGACCTTGTATTCGTTCAGGTAGCGCCAGTCAGAACAGATAACGGTCTCATGAGGCTCGCCGTCTGCGCTGACGAAGGGCAGGTAACGGGCAAGGTGCTCGGCGAAGACGTCGGGGTTCAGCGACCTGGCGAACCGACCCGTCGAGACTAGGAAGTCGCGGTTCTTGACCTTGAACTCCTCATTAAAGAAGTCCCCTTCGAGGTGCAGATAGGACAGCATGGCGTTCGCGCACTCCTTGAGGGGGTCGGCGAAGTTGACCTTTGCGGCCCGCTTGACAGACCACTCGAGGAGCCCGTTCGCTAGGGTGTCCTTCCCGGCCCTGGAGAAGCCCGCGATCAGGACGAGGGTGGGCCGGCCTTCGACGATGCTCATTGGAAAAGGTTGAAAGGCCAGAAGCCTTTGGATGGTTTGGTTTTATTGCGCGAGAGTTTATCCACGTATGCCATGGCATCGAGCTCGCCGACCAATCGTTGCTCTTTCTCCCATTCGGAGGCCTGCTCGTTGAGGTCGCCGCAAATCTCGATGGCCTCGATGGGGTCAAGCGTCTTGGTGAAGTTTCGCTTCTCGCCGTCATAGTGGCAAGCGACGCCGGTGTAGGGCTTCCCGTTGAGCACGTCGTTGTCGCGGAACAGGTAGACCCAAGTGCCGTCCTTGTCTTGGAGCGGCAGAATGGAATAACGGGGGCGGTTCATGAGGCGGTTGCGTCGTACTGGCGGAGGATGCGGGACAGGCGCAGCGCCTTGCGGAACTGGCGGCCTGAGACGTTCAGCGCCTTGCGGAGGTGCCGGTGCTTCACGGTGCCGTCGGTGCGGAGGGCCTCGAGGCAGATCAGGGTGCGGGTCTGCTGGTCGCCCTTGCGGGCCTCGGCGACGAAGTCCTTTTCCATTAGAAGGGCGGGGCCTCCTGGCTGAGGTCGGGGGCGGGGGCGGCCTTGATAGAGCCCTTGGCAAACCCGAGTTTGTATTTGAACTGCGGCTTGCCCTGCCATTCGCCGTTGGGCTCGACGGTCACGGCGACGTCGATGGTCTGGCCGGCGGCGGGCTTGAGGTACTCGAGGAACTCGGCGGGGGTGGCGTCAAGGCGCAGCTCGGCGGTGTACTTGCCGGAGAACTTGCCGACGAGCATGGCGAGGGCCTTACCGTACTTGGCCGAGTAGTTCTTCGAGAGGCAGTTTCCTTCGACGTCGACGAAGAAGATGCGGGCGGAGACGGTGCCGTCTTCCCAGGTCTTCACTTTCTCGAACTTGGGGGCGATCAGTTTCAGGCGGAAGTTGCCGGACTGCTCGATGGTCTTCAGCGGGGGGCGGTCGTTTGCGGGTTGGGTCATGTTGGTATTAGGCGAAGGTGATAGGGGCAGGGGCATCGCTCGGGGCCTTGTTCAGGTCGAGCGTTTGGATCTCCTGAGAGTATCCGGGCCAGTCGTTCGACGCGAGGCAGGCCTTGTAGGTCTCGATGGCCTTGATGAAGTCGCTGTAGCCGTAGGCCATCAGGTCGGGGCCGAGCTCGTAGACGGCGGTCTGGAGGGTTTCCTTCTCGACGCAGATGAAGCGGAAGCCCTGGACGTGCTCCTTAAAGCCCGCGGTGTAGGCGGCCTTGTAGAAGTTAGCCTGCAGGTTGTAGCGGTAGGCGCGGACGGCCTTGAGGAAGCCCGAGGGGGAAGCGTCTTCGCACGTCTTGAGGTCGTACAGGTAGCCGTCGGTTTCGCCGACCGCGTCGATAGCGG